GGCGGCGGCGCGGCGGGCGGCGGCGGCGCGAACTTCGGGAGAGGCCACGGCCAGAGCGGCGGCGCGAACTTCGGCCACCCCGGCGGCGCGGCGAGCGCGGGCGGAATTGGCCGCAGCCACAACTTCGGCCGCGGCCACGGCGGCGACGGCGGCGCGAACTTCGGCCGCGGCCAAAGAGCACCCAAGGACGGCGGCGACGAACCGGGCGGAGCGGGCGGAGCGAGCGGCGACGGCGGCGGGAGACGAGAGAGACATGGCAGACCCCAAAGTTGGATGGGCGGGAGCGCCCATAAAAAGAGCATGCGCCATGTGCCGGCGGATTGCGCTAAAAATCGTCCGGGAACTCTAGATTAATCTAGTGGTCACGGGCGGCTCTCTAATTGGCGCAACCGGGAACCTAGGCCCGCGTCCGGAGATCGCCGAAGAGCCAATGCAAGAGGCTCTCCATGGGCCATATAGGCTCCGCCCGCAGATCGCCAATTGCGCGGGCGGGCGGAGCAACTTACATGGGAGTACTGTCTGCCCACACTGATTCGGGTGACACTATACTACTAGCCAGCAAGTCATTGTCACCATCCATGGCCAACTCCATCTCTTCGGGAGTCACGAATAGTAGCCTCCTTCTACGGCCGAGCACTCTCTTCTGCTTGGATACTCCAAATCCGGCGGTCTTGGCCATGTGCGACACACGTTGCGTAGTCAAATACGGAGACCGCGCTATATCTTTGATGAACACCCAAGCATCCGAGATGTCCATAGCTTGCCCAGACCGAAGCTTATCCATAAGAGAGACCACGAATTCATGCTCGGGGGGCCGACTGTTCTCAACAAGTTCGCTCTTGGCTATTGAACCCGGAGCGCGCCCCCCGGCTGCTTCGTAATCCGAACTATTCACGAACTCGTTAGCGATAGCGTTAAGTCCTCCGTCCGCCATCCAAGCATACAATTGGTCATACTTGGGTTTCGGCCACAATAGTTCGGTTATCTTGGGCACGAACCAACGCCTATCACTGTCTTCGATCCGCATTGCTTCCATCGAATTGGAACAGCAGTAGAAGTGCGCCCAATTGGCGGTCTGGTATGTAGCTTGATGCTTCACATTAGCATCAATTTCTGGGTCGGTTACCATGGACTTTAGGCTGTTGTATGTGCGCCAGTTCTGGCCGGCATAGATCTCGTTCACAACGATCAAGCGCTTATTCACTATCCAACCATTGAAGTCCGATTGGATCATAGCATCTCCCGGAAAAGATACTTGCTCTTTGCCTATCATGTGGGAAAGTATGGTGCCAATAGTTGACTTGCCCACGCCCTGTTGTTCGCTGAGAGCCAAGATGCCATATCCCATTCGAATAGCCGGGCAGGCATAGAGTGTTCGTATCCATCGCATGAAGTTATCGCGGTCAACTTGTCCGGGAACCAAGTATTCAATGAACTCATGGAAGATCTTGGTGTCGCCGGCAGCGGGCTTAACTCGCATGTCTGTGTATTGATTGAGATGAATTCGGTTGCCGACTCGAATTATGCTCTTATTGGTGTCGGGGGAGAAGGTCTGCTGTTCTATCGGGGTTGAGACAACACCCATGAATAGCCCAGCAACATCAGAGACATGAGAGTAGGGCTTCATATAGGCATTGAAGTTCTCCCTATCCAATACTCGAATTGGGTTGTCTTTTGGGCAGAAAGACTTAGTGCGCTCAATTCTATGCCATCTATCCAAGAAGGCATCTCTCGGGACAACTATAGGACGACCGCGCCCCTCGGGATTCGGGAATTGATCCGTACACCATTCCGCGGGGTGAAGTAGATCTTGCATATTCGGGCCAATCCAAAGCCCATTCTTGTAGAACTTCTTGGGCATTGCATCGGCAAGATCGAACCGGCTGGGCCAATCACCATCCCATATAACAACAGACGTCCGGCAAGTGAAGTGACGAGATATGTTCGGAACAACTCGAGCGCCCGGAGCGTCATTATCTGGCACTATTATCACATCATCCGGAGAAGCGCGCCGAAGTTGATCCCAATCTCCGCGCGCAACTTGGTGAACTCCACCAATCCAACCGACGTGCACACCAGTTGACATGAATTCGCTCCACGGGTGACCAGTATCCCGAGATATCTCTTGTGCGGCTTTTGCGGCTTTGGCGCCCTCATGTATGAAGATGCGCGATGCATCTACTGCAAGTTCCATTCCGTATATGGGAAGAGCACCATCCGGCTCGGCTCTTCGCCATACACCATCAGACCAATAAGTCCATGGGACATATTTCTTGTCTCCGTTGTCCAAATCAACTCTGACTTGGTACATTATTATCTGATTGGTTCTAGAACGGAAAGTAAAGACGTCCTCACCTCTTGCATTGACAACAGCCTCGGGAAGATTAGACTTGTCCTCCCCCGCCAACCGGAGTGGCTTCGGCAAGTCCATGCCGGCCATAGCAACTTGAATAGCCTCAGCCTCTTGAGGCGTCGGGGGGTATCCGCCCTCAGCGCGTACTGTTCCATCCCTAGTAAAACGTATAACAGCCACATCTTTTTCATAGCCCGACACCTTAGCCGATACAACTGCTCGGAAGATGCTGGTGAACTGAGCGCCAATTCGGTCTAGATACGACTTAATGGCACTCACGTTCTCAAGAGGCGAAGCACTCATTTCTTAATGCTCCCAAGTGCTCTTACCATTTCGACGAATATCATGCCGCCGCCATCAGCAAGTGTGCCTTTTACAGCCCACAATGTCTCGCCAACACGTCCCGCATCGAGCATCTTCTTACCAATAGCATCGAATTTCTTGCTATTGATGAAGAAGCGAACCTCACCGGTGTCATCTGATATAAGACCGGTCATCTTGGTCCCGCCCCACTTAGTATCGGGTCGTGACTTAGCCACAGTCATCAGCCCCGCAACTAGCGCGCCCTCGATCTTCTTCTCTCCCAATTGGCCAATTGGAGTAGGAATTGAGAATATGTTGATATTCGCTAGTGAAGGATGGTTGCGGGATATGGCATCTTCGATGGGACTCAAGCTATCAATAGGCGTAGTCGGACTATTGAGTAGTGCCAGAGCACGCTTAGGGAGGTCAAGGCCAGCATCTCTTGCATTGACGTAGGCTTGTGCTGTCTTGCGGCCAAGTCCCTTAGCCATGGTAATTGGCCCCACTAGGCGACCATTAGCAACTTGCCACTTCATACGTGAGTGTTCGAGATCGACCGGTGTGTATTCGATCCCCTCATCGCGCATCTCTCGGAGCATTATGAGTTGCCGCTCCGGCTTAATCTCGTGATTGAGCATTGCCGCGGCGTATTCGACCGGATGGTGGGCCTTGAGATAGCAACACCAATAAGAGATCATTGAGTATGCCACGGCATGGGACCTATTGAAAGCATAGGATCCGTATGCGAGCAACTCATCCCAGAATTCGCTCGAATCTTTCTCTGTAACGCCCTTAGCAATGGCGCCAATCATGAACTGTTCTCTGAACTTGTTCATCTCTGCCGGGCCGGTGAAGTACTGGACCACTTTTCGAAGCTTGGTGACAGTTGCCCAGTCCATATCTCCGATTTTCAGACCAGCCATCATGACTTGTTCTTGGTAGATCACGATCCCACGAGTGGTCTTGAGTATTGGCTCGAACACGGGGTGGCGATAGTGGACCTTTTCATCCCCCCGGCGAATTCGCACCCAGTGGGCAGCACCGCCAGAGCCCATTGGACCGGGCCGAGCGAGTGAGGTGATAGCAACGAGGTCCTCGAATTCATCGATATGGAATCCCTTAGCAAGAGATTGCAGAGAGCCACCATTGAATTGGAAGACTCCGCTGAACTTGCCGGCATTCAACACATCGAATGCTGCTTGATCGTCGAGCGGTACTTTCTCGAGCCACGACCGGGGGCGACCGATCATGTCAATGCAGTCCTCCAACACAGACATCTGCCGAAGACCGAGCACGTCGATCTTCAAGATGTTCTGACGTTCGGAATCTGTTCTATCGATCATGGCCGTTTCGGACCGCGAATCGACAGCTAGATGGTCCGATACTGGCAACTCGGTGACCACGATGCCCGAAGCATGAGTAGACATGTGCCGGGGGTGACCGTCAATTCGGCCAAGTACTTCAAGACCCGGCTCTTCGCAGAGGAGTTGCTGTCCCGCATTCGATCTACGCATAGTATCGCTTAGGCTTGTCTTGTTCGCGATCTGTTCGTTCTCTGCAATTACAGACTCGAACCGAAACGGCGGGACACCCAACAAGTGAACGATGTCTTTTACAAGTGAACGTGACCTATAGAATGCGACCGTTCCCAACTTACACACATGATCCGCACCGTACTTCTCTTTCAGGTAGTCGAAGACCATGTAACGCCGCTCATCGCTGAAGTCAATGTCGATGTCCGGAAGGTCGGTTCGGCCGATGTCCAAGAAGCGCTCGAATAGAAGATCGTGAATAAGCGGGTCAACAGATGTAATGTTCATCAAGTAACATACGAGAGAGCCACAAGCGGAGCCACGGCCCGGTCCCACAAACATCTTGCCGCGGGCGAACTGGCAGAGGTCCGCGATGATCTGAAAATAGCCCTGATAGCCCTTCTGATTGATCACGCTTAGCTCTCGCTCCAGACGGCTCGCGTACGCGGGGTCGGAGAGGTCCACATCCAGAGCGACTGCGCCTTGGCGGCACCATTCCTCGACGCTAAGGACGTCCTTCGGAGCGAATGTGTGTGACGGCAAGAGCGCGCCGGAAGATTGCGCGGCGAGCCGGTCTCGGCCCTGAAATGAAGACTCCGGAACGCCCCCCGCGCGCATCTCCGCATCGGACATGATGTGTTGCGGCCAAGTCTGGGTTTGGCCGCTCCGCCCCATGGTTAATAAGTACGGATGGCGATCTTCTTCAGCGGGGAAGTTGTTGTCGCTAGACGCAAACAATTGCCACCCCCGGTCTGCAGCAAGTGTGCGCATATGGAGGGGGGTTGACGGAGTATCGGCCAGCCAGTACTCTCTCTCTCGGAGGTGTTCTGCTTGTATGTTGCGGCCGAGTAATATGTTGACGTCATCGCCCATGGCATTCAAGTCATGGTACGTAAGTAGTGGCTCGTACTTGAACTGGCTTGTGGCCCTAGAGAATGCCCTATTGAGGATAGATACATCGGTTCGGGGCACAAGAGTGACGTAGCACTTGGACGGCTTGGGCGCATTGATGGAATCGGTTACTGCCAATTCTACGCCATAGATGGGTCTCTTGCCAATTCTCTCGCATTCAAGCTTCCAAGGATGAAAACCGAAAGTAGAAGCGCGGTCTGAGATCAAAGCATAGTCCGTTTCGACCCGTTCGAGGACATCGGGAATGAACCCGTATGAATACCCGAATCCGAAACCCGTTCTATTCCTCATCTAGAAGTCCTCCATGCTTGTTTTTAGGGCGACATGCCCACTTATGCGACGCGCTATACTTGTCTTTCGGAGGCCATTGGGTAACTGTCGCCCAATACGAAGAGGCGATGGTAGTATTCCATCAGTTCTTCATAGACTCTGTATGGGTTCGGGATGTCTCGTGCCATGGCTTTGCATGACCGCGCCGAGTTGACCATGCGCCGCGGGATGAGGATGTTGGAGAATGTGCCAGCCGGCATGAATTCGGTAGCTTCTATTGAGAAGCCATACTCATCGTACTCTCTGCATTCATCACTCATAACAGAAGGAGTGCCGAACTTCGAGGATATTGCCCGAGCAAAACCCAATTCGATCTCAATGTACTTGGGCAAGTTCTTCTTGATACCACGGGTCATGTCGCCGACGTAGGCCTCCGCAGCATCATGCATGAAGATCTCGCGTAGAAGTGGCAGCGGTTCTCCATTCCGGACAGCCGTCTCAAGCAACTTCAGAGTATGGTGCCCAACAGTCCACCATACCGGGCTTGGACCACCGAACAGTTGCCCAGACCACCGGGGAATACAACTAAGCCCAGACACGATGTCGCCAATCCCGATGTCTTCGGTCCTCGGGTTAAGTGCAGAGATCCATCCTTTTGAATTCGTCCAGACGTTACTGTCGGTTCCGATGGGTTGTGTTGTCTCTTGATCGTTAATCATGTTTTACCCGACTATAGCTTGATGATTCCGCGCTCGATCAACTCAACAGTACATCTGTAAGTTGCCATAACGTCGGCCCGCGCGCGGTGAGCAGCATCGAATGACTTGCCGAACAAGTGCTGGTGCAAGTCCCGCAAGTTAAGACGACGCCCGCACAAGTGTTCGGTCTGCTCAACCGTGCAGATCAACTTCGGGGGGATCCGGATCTGAGTATTGGATGCCCCCGAAGCCCGAATAAAGCGGTTCTCGATAAGCAACATGTCTCTGTCGAAGCACACATTGTGCCCCACGCCGTAGTCATCGCCGTCTGTCATCGCATTGAATGCTTCAACAAGAGTCGAGAACTTGGGCTTGCCGCGCAACATGTCATTGGTTATGGAAGTAATCTTGGTAATAAGGTCGGAGACCTTCTGGTCGGGATAGAACAAGTGGTCAAACTCTTCTTCTATCGCGAAAGTATCGTTGTTGACTCTGATCGCGTATAGCTCGATAACACGAGGCAATACTTTCAGAGGCAAGTCAACCGACTTGACCAAGTCGGTTGTCTCTGTGTCGAATATGATCATAGCATCCCCCGGTCGACGGTACTCAACATCGCCGAGTACACCGCGAGGTCGTCAAGAGAGTCTGCATGCCCCCCGGACTCGAAAGAGTTGCAGTAACGGCCAAGCTTCGAGACGATGAATACCAACATACCGAAGCGCTGGAAGTCATCTTCCGTGCTCAATTCCAACCCATTGGGGAACAATGCTCTCATACGCGGCCCGAACAACTTGTAGTCCGCGCCATATGTCGCATTCCTCTGCGCAAAGAGGCTCGCGAGGTCTGAGAGTACTTCATCCGGTGTGCGTTCATCGGGATTGCCCATGCTCTTCTCCTTCTCTTCCATGCCTCTTCGGACGTCTTCATGCCATGCTGAAGTCATAGTGGCCGCTCCTTAGTAATCGCCCTGACGGACTTGCCAACAAGTATAGCCGAGGTCCCGCCAACCGGTCACAACTTTGTCCCGGTCGTCGAGTATCAAGATGCTGTCCATGTCTGGATCTTCATCTTGGAAGCCATGAAGCCAAGCACTCAACAATTCGCTCTTGACTTCAACATCGGGGCGGTAGTCTTCGGACCCGCGCATAAGTAACGCCTCGAAGTCGTCATCAAGATCGAAGCCACAATTGTCGCTGAGCCACTTGATGGTCTCGGCTTCATAGTTGCGCGGCCGACCGGTCAAGAAGACAATGGTGAAGCCAGCCAAGCTGAATGAATTGAGTGCGGCAAGAGTCGGACCGTACACTCCATCACCAAGCAAGTCGCTATGGAATGCGTCCCAAGACTCGGCGATCCGATGAACTCGATGTTGAACGTTGGCAAGAGTTCCATCAATGTCGCACACGATGATCATGTTACTCGTCCCCTATGTAAATGCCGCCCGGTAGGCATGAATCTTCGCGTTCTGACGCGGCTTTTGAGCGTATTGCGAGGCCATATTCGAAGCGGCGAGTAAGTTCTACTTCGCCGCAAGCGGTCATTCCCAAGTCAATTGAATGGCATAGCGCAGCCAGAGTGACCAGAGTACCACCAACCTCTTGGTGCTGTTGGCCAACCGGCCTCCCGAACACATTACTGACCAGAGTGTGGACCTCAGCTTCACTTACGCCGCATGACTGAGCAAGTTCAAGAGACTCCTCAGTGAAGCGCAATGCTCTCTGCTTAGTTGGCCCCCCACCACTTAGACCGAAGCACCAAGTAAGCCATGCGTTAACTCGGCTCTGGAATGCTGCTGGGTTCGGATCTTTTGGTATTCGTATGTCCATCCCTAAGTCCCTACGGTGTTGCGCCAAAGTGAATCCCCCCGGCTTGCACCGGGGGGAGATCTTTTACTTGCTCAAGAGATCGATGATCTTCATGATGTTGATCCGGTCTGTGCCTTTTGACTTGAGGCTGTCGTAGGCTTGGAGGTCTTTCAACATGTCGATCGCCATCTCATTGGACGGCCGGATGAATTCGCGCGCCCACGGATGAATTGCGAAGATGGCTTCACGCATCAGGACAACAACTGTGCGGTATTCCTCTTGAACCCGGCCCGAAGAGCGCGCGACAATGAGCTCTGCGAGAGTACGCAAGTTCATCTTCAGCACCAAGTTGCAGTGAATGCCGATGGGCAATACATTGCGGGCATCCTCGAGAGAGGCTGCTTCCACATAGTCGTCCTCTTGCTCATAGTTGGTGTCAACAAGAGACCCATACGCTTCCACCGAATTGGCAATTGCGCTGGTGTAGTTGTCGAGTTGGTCGAGCGGGAGAGTACTCGGCATGTGGAACGATGAGTCGCTCATGTTGGTCACGCGCTGACTCTGCATGGCGAAGCTGGCTTGCCGAGTACGCGTCATCTGTTGGGCGCAGCCACGGCTCACATTCGAGATGAGGAATGTGTAATCGATGAACTCCCACGACGAACGGATGGTGCGAGACATGTAACTCAACTCGGCTTTTGCCCATTCGGGGTCCGCTTCCACTCGTGCATAGATCGCGGCGAACCCATCCGAAGTCATCTTGAGTCGAGTGCTCTTGGTGAAGATGAGAATGGCCATCGCACCGATGTTCGAATTCTCAGTGGAAGAGATCAATTCGGCCGTCGGGGTCTTGAATTGGATTTGAGGGGTCATCTCTTGTTGTCCTTGATGAAGTTGTAGTGGCCGTCCGAGTGGTCGATAAGTCTCGACACCGCGTGGATGTCGCTGACCAGATCGTCCAGAAGTAACCCGGCTCGCCATGTCGCGAAGCGGCCTAGCGAATGGATGTTGTGTTCGCGGGAAGCCCACATAATGAACCTCTTGTTCTGCTCCCGCAACTCCCAACCCGAGTAACCGATCTTTTGGTACGTAGAATCGGAGATCTCTACTTCATGCATGATGTCGGAGAAGTAGGGTCCGGCCACACCGAAGTAATCGCGGGCAACATCGCGGGCGATGTTCATGATCTCCCCGACACCATCCCGGCGATTGCCTACGCCTTCCATGATGAATTCATCGCCGGTGATGCTCGCCCGGTAGACGCTCCCGAATTGATTCGGGAAGTACATGGTAGCGTAGAAGTCGCATGGTGCTTTTATCTTGGCTCGCAAGTTCCAGCCACTCGTATACTGGTACAAAGACATGTCTGCGTCCTTGTAGTCAAGTATTCCCATGAGAATCGGGAGAGGAATGGTGGAGATGAAGTGTTCGCCCGACCGTCGCCGGTATGCTCTGAAGTCGATCCCGTATTCGATGTTGGCTCCGGAGGCCATTCGACTGATGAAGTCTTGGGGGGCGATGTAACGCTCGGAGAAGTTGTCCCCCGCGATGGACCGATACTCAACTCGACCAGTAGTCTTCTGCGAATACCGGACGGCGTCAAGTATTGCATGGCCGCTTTCTCGGTCTGCGACGCCCTTCATGACTTTGACCTTGCGGAATGGGATGGCTGTTGCCATACCAACCACATCCGTCTTGAACCGCAACACCGCATTGTGGTTGTTCGGCAGACTCTTCGCGGATTCGAGCACCAGCGGGCTGCGCGCACTGAGTACATTCGCGGCAAGTAGCCCGGCCATGCCCGAACCAACTATGCTGATCGACTTCATTTCTTCACTCCCTTGTGAATAGCATTGATCAATTGGGATATCTGTGCCATCTTGAGGTCGATACTCGCTATCGCCTTGTTGAGTTCGGCCAGATCTGCTTCCAACAACTTGCGCGCATGGTCGATGTTGTATGGAAGCGGCCCATCTTGAGTCGGGGTGATGAACTCTTCAACCAAGTCCGACCCGCTTGGGACATTCGGACATGTGAATACTCGGCCATCAGCCGTCCAACTTCTCCACTTGGATGAATCCGCGCCGAACGGGTACTCGGCGAGGTCCGTTACGCTAGCCATGGTATGCTCAATTGCCGGGAATGTGTTGGCATCAGAGCGCCGATGAATGGGGCCATGCACGGATCCAGAGGCATCTCTGTATAGGTGTCCGGTTTTGATCTTAATGCCCATGCCGCATCACCCCCCGGACTTCTTACGCGGAATCTTGATGAATGCCTGCTCGCCGAACCAGATGCCGGCATCCCGAATGATATCGGTTGCCGGACGCATCACGGGGGCGTCTTCATCCAAGTCCAAAAGGTCATCCGAACCATCCGCATAGCACTGTTCATTTGATTCGATGATCTTTTTGAGCCATGACTTGAAAGTTGAAGCATTGACGCCCAACTTTTGCTCGCCGGGCATGTTGTTGAGTCCAAGAGAGTCGCACAGTTCGGCAACTCGCTGAAGAACTTCCGGCTCGAGATCATTCGGTTCATTGGGAAAGAGTATCGCGCGCACCGCACTGATGCGCTGGTCACCCGGCGCGAAGAGAACGGTGAACTCTTGCTTCAAGATCTCGAATACGCCAGTTGGCTTCAGAGACTCGAAGAATTCGACCCGCTTATCTTGGTCTTTTGGCATCTTGGCATCGACATTCATCTTGAGTTCGATGACAATGCCAGTATCCGGGTCGCGCCATTGGTCTGTCCCAGCCTCCTTCAGCACCGCGGGGAGGTCAGAGATAAGTATCTTATTGAGAGCCTTCTTCTCCGCGGCAAGTTGTGCTTCGATAACCGAGATATTTTCGGTCAATTCGATGGCGAACTTGCCAAGTCGAGCTGCTTCCGACATCGCACCGGAGCTACTCGCTATGTTGCTCGATGCATCTTCATCAGCGGCATCAAGAAAGAAGTCGTCATTACTTGAAGTCATGTTAGCACCCATGATTGAAAGTGGAACCGGGCACTGTTCTGCCCGGTTCGTAGTATTCACATCGCGGAGTCGTCACCCCCGGAGCCAGCGCCATAGCCGGAACCGCGAACAGATTCGGAATCTGCCTCATTCATGTCGACTTTGACGGTGTGGGTCTTGATGGACTCTTGAAGATCTTTGATGACGCCCAGCATCGACTTGCCATCCGGGTGATCTTTGAGTAGAACACCGGGCTTCGCACCCCAGACGTACCACTTGTTGTCATCGCGGATCTTAAGAGTGCCGGACATCGTCCAAGAGCGCCAGAAGATCGGAGCAACTCGGAGAGTACCGCCGCGGCGCAACTTCTCTTCGCGGACCGCAGACATGATCTTCTTCGAAGCGGTGAACTGGGTCTTGCCCATTCCGATGAAGAACGGCGACATCGTATCCAACATCACACCGTACCACGTCGCGGTCGGAACAAGTTCATTGCCGGACTTGGTCCAATAGGAGCCGTTTTCCTCCCACCGGCGGCATTCATCAAGTATTGAGCCATCGGTACCATGGTCTTGGATGAGGCCCTCCCCATACGGCTTCGGCATATCCGAGAACGGGCATGCCTTATCCTTCTGACGCGGCGACCATTCCACATAGCGACGCTCGTATGCCGCGAATACGACAGTTGCCGGATCGACAATTCGGCCGGTCGCGGTGTTGATGATGTCTCCTTGCTTGGAACCATCGATGTATTCAGCAGCATTGCGGTCGACTTGCGGGCTGAGACCTTGGAGAATGGTCAACCGGGGGAGCGCAACATCGCCAGAGTCCGCATCGCCGTACCCAGACTCGATTTCGGAAGCATCGCCACCGAAGAAATCGTCATCGCCATCTTCGACGAGGCCATTCTCCGGCATCTTGAGGACCAACTTGCCGTCCTCTTCGGGGGATGCGACCCCCAATTGGGCGTCTTCGGGCGGAAGTTCATCACGAACCACGGGATCTTGTGTCTTCTCCGCGGAACGTGAAGTATTGCGAGTCTCTCGGGCCATGTTTGAATCCTCAGATGGCTTTGGGGGATGTATTCCGGAGGAGGTTCATGTTGCCACCCCCGAGAATTGCTTGCGCTCTGCAGACATAGTCTGCCTTGTCTCGCGCCAAGACTAGTGAAGGCACTACGATGCATGAAAGCAATACGTAGCCACCAACATAACAATTCGCAATGGGGACAATTAAGTGGCCGGGGGACTGGGCCATATGCTCGGAAAATGCGTCGGCTCCAACAAATGGGCGCGCGGATTCCGGCAAGAGAGAGTATCTAAGCATTTTGTTCTCCGTTTATAGCCCACTGATGGGGCTGGCTCGCTCCGCCGAAGTTACCAACGAGATGCGGAATGGTAACAACGGCGGAGCGAGGCCTAACATTGCGCCATGTGGACCGCATTCGCCCGTATTAATTGAGCAATGCGGACGAATATTCCGTCCTATTCGTAGGTAAGTTCGGTGCTGTACTCTCCCCCGCACCATTGGCAGTGCCCCCGGTCTTCGGGTTCTACGAGGACGTCGCCGCAGTTCGAGCAATATGCGGTTTCGGCGATGAGGGCCTGAAGAGGCTCCAACGCGGTCCGCTTGACCATGCCCGGCGGAGCGGGTGGGCGCGCGCTAGGCTGGTCCGTAGAGCCAACCAGAGGTGTGTCTCCGGCTCCGGTTGGCGAACCGGCTGGAGCCGGCACCGGCGGCGGAGAATAGATCATCTTGGTAACCAATTCGACGGCACCAGTCTCCATATAGGCGATGTATTCCATCTGCTTGTTGGACGGGAATACTCCGCGAGCCAAGAAGTGCGCTCGGGAATACTGCCTGTCGCAGTGGCGATTGCCCAATGCCCGGACGAACTTGATGGGAACAAGCATTGATTTCTTCTCATGGGCAATCAATGCTTCCATGCGAGCAATCTTCGCAGTGCTGGCCTTCACCCGCCAGTGGTTCGCACACAAGTCAAACTTGTATTCATCATAAAGCGCCACTATAGTGACGCTCTCTTCGCTCAACTTCTCCCCGTAAGCATCCTCATAGATCTGGATCATCATCTCTTGAGTAATCGGCCGCTCTTCAGTCATGGCTGTCTCCGGGTTGATCAGTATAGACGACGGAAGTGTCGCCGGGGCAGATGTCTTCGAGGTCGCCGTCGGCCTCCGATTGGCCGCATATACGGCACTCTCTTGCAACAGCTGGGCCGTATGGGCTCCTAAGATGAGCGGGAGCATCGTACTCGTCGTAGAACCAGTGAGTGCCGGCCAATTGATCACTACAATCGGCTCCGCAGAAGATGCATTGGCCCCCCGAACCCCACGAATACTCGTGGAGAGCGTACCCGCCGAAGACTATCCAACAAGAAGATAGCGATTCCGGGTTGGTGTTACCAAGAGGCAAAGACAACTGAAACGGCTTACGCATGCGAATGGTCACGGTTGGTGTTGGTCTTGTTGTGGCGCACTACCCGGCCGTTGTAGCTGACCACAATTCGATGAACAGATCGGTGGAACTCCACCGTGACCATGTTGGTGGTCACGTCGAATACGATCGACTTGGCATGCCGGCCATAGGTGATGTGTAAGATCTTGGCGCGCTGCGCCTCATTCATGAGGTGGGTGTGGTTCGGGCTGGCCATTGGTCATATCCTTGATGGATCTTAAGTAGAGATGCGGGTATATTCGCTAGGGCGGAGTTACTCTTGCCCTTTGTACTTGGGCTTGTAGTGGATGTCGCGCTCGTGGACAGCATTGGCCACTGCTTGGAGCATCTTGTGGTTGGCTTCAGACTTGTTCTTCTTGCATTCGGAAGCAACCTCGCGAGCATCCTCTAGAATGAAGCGGTGATCCATGTTACCGGTGCGGTCGAAGTCGATCCAAGCATGGTGAACTGCGATCACCGCCCGTGAATAGGCCGCATTCGCTTCATTGCTCACATCGGACAATTGGCGCGCGAACATGCGCGTCTTGTACATCGGGCTGGCCAGTTCTTCATCGGTCATTTGGTGGCCTCTTTAGCGCGGATTACCGCGGCGCAATAGGCATCGTAAGCTTCAATGAGGGTGGCGCGGGCATCCTCGAAGACTACGGTTCCCGCTCCGTCGGCGGCGGAGTAGTAAGCATGGGCGGTGTTGAGGACGCGGGCGGCATCCCCGAGGGCCGCGACGCAGTAAGCCACATGGGCGCGATGCGCTATTGGGCAGTCAGCCATTTTTATTCTCCAATATGGCTCCCCCGGCGCTAACCGGGGGGAGGATTAAGAGTTAAAGACGACGTATCGTCCTAGTCTTGGATGTCTTGGAGGTCGATATTATTGAGTACGAAGTCGTCCGCGGCGCAGTAGACTTCGAATGCCTCGGAGAGAGCCTCCCGCGCGGCCAGCGCTGATGATTCCGCCGCGCAATAGTTGGCTCGGGCGGTACCTACGCCTACGCGCGCGGCGCTGGTGCTGGTGCTGGTGGAAGCGGCGCAGTAGGCGTCATGGGCGGCGTCGAGAGCGCCGCGCGCATCTTGGAATTTGGATTCCTCCGCTTCGGTGGTTGCGCGCCGCGCGCAATAGTTGGCTCGGGCGGCGGCGATGATGGAGCCGAGTTCATCGGTCATTCGAGAGCCTCCCGTGCCGCCGAGACCGCGGCGATGGCGGCACGGGAGGAGGCGAGGGCGCGCTTGATGGCGGCGGCGTCGGCGCGCTTGATGGCGGCGGCGTCGGCGGCGCTGGTGGAATCGGGCATGGTAGGCCTCTCTTTAGATGGACGGGTTGCCCATAGAACTAGTATGCACCATATTTGAAGCAAAGGCACTAAAAATCGTCCGTGCCCGCGAAATTAATTTGCATACCCGGAGCGCCATTATAACAGGCCTTAGGGCGAGGTTCCATTCGGCCCTTACGCGCGCCCATAAAAACTTGGAGGCTCAATTGACTACTTTTAATGCTGCTATTTGTGGGGTATCCCTAGCTGGCAGCAAAACAAATTGCTATTATGCGCCATCCGCTTTAGAAAAGCGCTAGGAATCGTCCGGTAGCTCTAGATTAATTTAGCCCCCCGGCTGTGGTTTTGGCGGAGCCGGGGGGCGACGCATTGGTGTCAATGGACCGGGCCGACCGCGCGGTTGCCCGGCGCGGTCGGCGCTAAGACGTCTGCGGAACCAGCTTTTTGCCGTATTCAAGTAAAAATGGCGCTTCATCGGTCAATTCGTAGTGGAAAGTAGCCAGGAGCGTGCGATTGCGAGTTAAGATGCGGTCTTTCCCGAATACATCGCAAGCGGAGGCCTCAATCCGTAGAAGAGATCGTGAATGCATGATGTCAATCTCTATTCCATGCTTGATTTCCGTAATGCAATACTTCCGAAACTTTTGGCGACTTGAGCCGGCACAAGCTTCGTGGAGATTGGAAGTAACATACTCGGTTCCGCCCTCTCCATCGGGGAATACTAAGAAGAACTCAAGTCCAAGATAGAGTCGGCCATTGCGAATTCTCAATTTATCGCAGATCTGCTTGCGCATCTTAGTAAGCACATCGCCAATGAGGGTGATACGACCCGGTGAGTTAAGCATCATGCTCGCCTATTCAAGTTTTGGGTGGCGGCTCCGGGGAAGACCCCAGAGCGCGTACGGGGTCTGGTCAGGGTTGGCCTTACTATCTTCCCCCGAGCCAGGCGCATTCGCCCTATAAATCGCCCTGAGGTGTGTAATTATCCGGGCTGCGGAAGCATGGCGAATGCGAATTCCGTGAGGGCGGCTCGTGACCGACTCGATGGCGGCTCGAGCCGGGCCGGGAATTGTCCAGCGAATTCAGTGGGTTACGGCCGAGCCGACTCGATGCCGACTCGATGGAATTGGTCATCGAGTCGGCTATTGTTGAGCGATTACATGGGGTTAAGGGCCGTTGACTCGACGACTCGATGGATCTGGGTTCCAACGCCCCCCGGGGAATGCCAATAATGGCCGTTCCGGGGTCATTAATTCATTAATTGTCAATAATCATCGAGTCGTCGAGTCAATAAGAGGTAAGTCACTGAATTCAATGGTCTTTTACCCGACTCGATGGAATTCCGGTCGTCGAGTCAATGGGACGCCGTCGAGTCGGCCGGGGGATTGTCCAGCGAATTCAGTGGGTTGCGCCGTGCGTGCCGACTCGATGGCGGCGCATTCATCTGCTTATGGACGCATTCATGGGCTTGATCCGGTCTTAATCGGCTAACATGGGACGAATAGTTGGCGAATGCGCCCATAATGGCGCCTAATTGTCTGGGATAATGTGGTCTGCTCAAGTAAGGAATACGGATGCCTCGCCCAGTCAAAGAGAAAGTGCTACGCTCTCTGCTATTGAATACTCTTGCATTTCCGGAATGCTCGGTGATATGGACCGAACCGACAGTTGGCGTGCCATCTGGGCAACCGGATTGCTTCATATTTCGGCACTCCACCGGGGGATACTGGCCGTTCGAACTAAAACGTGGAAGATGGCCCATGGATTCATTGCGACCGTCCCAACGGCGATATGCCCGCAACGCATTCAACTTGGCTGCCTCTCCAAGAGTTCTATCAATTGATGAAGACCGGGTGAGGTGTTGGGCCATTGGGATTGACGAGAATGAAGATCTCTGTGCTGCGCATGAATTCAATGTTGCTCAGGGGGAACTCAACATCAATCTGTTGTGGGATCTGATCTCGGCGAATGAAGATAACCGGGGGAGGCCAAATTAATTCGCGGTGCGCGGACGAATTATGGAGCGTATGCGTCCCGTATCACGCATAATGAATTAATGGAATGGTATGTGCTTACAACCGGCTTCGGTACAAGTCCCATAAGGGCAGCACTTGAGTTGCGATCCCTCGGGTTAGAGGCTGTTTGTCCGCACTACACTAAGCTGGTTACTCGGTCAAGACATTCCAGTACGAAGGACAGAGTCGATTTCCCGCTGTTTCCGGGTTATCTGTTCATTCGGATGGCGCGCCCCACGGTGTTACCCGACATCGCTTCGGGGCGCGCCAGATTCGTTACATTTGGGGAGAACATCTTCTCTCTGAATTCTAGGTCGAATCCCGAATTGGATGAGGCCATGTGGCTAAAAGGTGCTGGTTACATAAGAGACCAGACCCAATTAGAGCAGAGCAAGAGGCATAGCAACATCGAGTTGCTTAAGAAAGATAGGCTGGTCTTCCAGCAGAACGAGTCTGTTCGACTTAATGGTACTTCGTGGGACCAAGTAGAGCGGATCGTTTTCTGGGAGGCGAGAGAAGAAAACGCGGTAGTGCGCGTGATTATTCTCGGCGCGGAGCGAGATATACTTGTTCCGTATGGTAGGGTTACTAAAAGCCCTACGTGAGGGATCCGAGGCGGTAGCTAAGCCGAGCCTCGCTTCACATGCCATTATGGCGGTTGGGTCAATATGTCTTGAGGAAACCCGTTGTGGATAGTAAAGCGTCCGAAATAGATGTCTGCCCTGATGCATCCATCCCTACGGATACTACGGTCCTCGGAGTTAACTTCGGCAAGCCTCTTACCGAAGCAGAGCAAATTCATGCCGGCGACTCTCGGCTGGCGGACCATTTCTGGACTGCAGCACCGCGAGGGGGGCGCCCTCACAAGTTCAATTCACCACTTCACATCGCACAACTGGCAACTGAATATTTCGAATGGGTAGAAAGTCACCCTTTGAAGAAAGAAATTGTCCAGTTCTACATGGGTGAGGAGGTTCGCGCCATCCAATACGCGCGCAGACCTATGACTCTTGAGGGCCTATACTTGTTTATCGGTTGTCCTTATGCAACTTGGCGCGCATACCGCAACGGGCACAATGGTCCGGAGTGGATGCAAATAATTCGCGCCGTCGAAGACGCGGTTCGCCAGCAAAAGCTAGAAGGCGCGCTAACCGGTTTCTTCAATGCTCCTCTTGTTGGACGCCTATTGGGCATTGCGGATAAGACTGAAGTAACCGGAGCAGACGGCGGTCCAATTCAAACAGAGGTCTCCGATGCCCGAGACAAGCTTCAACATATCATCACTCGCCGGAATGAGCCAGAGTGAAGTAGCCAGTCTGCTTTCCCAACTAACAGACGCAGAGTGTAGTGAGCTACTTCACGACTGGAGGTTCCTAGCGCGACCCGAACAGTTGGAACCTCTTGGCCAATGGTCCGTATGGCTAGTATTGGCCGGTCGCGGGTTCGGCAAGACTCGAACTTCGACCGAATGGGCGCGCAGCCGACTCCGCCGCGGCTATGGCCGCTTAGCGCTCGTAGCGGAGACCGCGGCGGACGCTCGGGACGTCCTGGTGGAGGGGCCCAGCGGAATGCTAGCGGTGTGTCAGCCGACAGACCGTGACCACTCCGGCAACCTCATCGGCCGGCCACTATACGAGCCGTCCAAGCGGCGATTGACTTGGGAAAATGGCGCAGTCGCGACCACCTATTCGGGCGATGACCCCGAGCAATTGCGCGGGCCGGAGCATGACACCGGAGTACTCGACGAATTGGCGAAGTACCGCCATGGCGAAGAGACCATGTCCAATCTGCTGTTCGGCCTACGCATAAGTGAAGATCCGCGCGCCATAGTTGCGACCACACCGCGCCCGAGAAAAGCGGTCATTGACTTAGTCAACGACCCCTCAACATATGTCACTCGCGGCTCAACATATGACAACAGAGCCAATCTCGCGAAGACATTCATCGCGAATGTGATCACGAAGTACGAGGGCACGAGAAGAGGGCGACAAGAGTTGGACGGAGTTCTACTATTGGACACTCCGGGTGCTCTCTGGAACACAGACATGTTCATCCGCGGGCCGGCACCGGCCGAACTTGTTCGGGTCGTCGTAGGAGTCGACCCATCCGGCGCGGGGGGAGACAAAGACGAGAAAGCAGACGAGATTGGGATTGTGGTAGCCGGCAAAGATGCCAATGGCTTTTACTACATTCTCGAGGATGCGACCATGTCTGGTGGGCCACTTGCTTGGGCGAAGAGAGTACGCTCTGTGTATCTACGGTATGTTGCCGACAGAGTCGTAGCAGAGGTCAACTACGGCGGAGCAATGGTGGAGTCCACTATTCGTTCTGTCGACCCACAGATCTCTTATAAGGCAGTAACGGCTACTCGCGGTAAGGTCCAGAGGGCCGAACCGGTGGCCGCTCTTTATGAACAGGGACGGGTTGTTCATGTTGGCAACTTCGCTAAGCTAGAAGACCAGATGATTCAATTCTCACCATCTGGCTACTCTGGGTCCAATTCGCCAGACCGGGCGGATGCGGCCATTTGGGCTATCACCGACTTGATGGGAGCGGCCGAAGCCAAGTTCTGGTGAAGCTAGGGAATACAATGAAGCAATCATACCCGCGGGTCCGAATCAAAGCATTCAAGTCGCCAGACAAAGAGCAAACTGTCTCTATACTTGGCAGCTTCCGCAATAACCCACCACGTCGGGGGGCAGCGGAACTAATGCTCGCCTACCGCGAGTCGCCAATACTCCAAGCAGTGGTGCGGAAGATCGCATTCGCAGTGGCCGGCACCAAATGGCATGCGAACATGACCCTACCGAACGGTCAAGTTCAAGAAATGACCAAGCATTCTTCGAGCAAGTTCTTGTCTCGCGGGCCGAGTTCTATGGCCGGATTCCAATGCACCGAGTTGGAGACCATCCACTACTTGCTAGTTGGCGAGTCATTCGCCATCATTGAGCGAGATTCGGCTGGCCGAGCCTACAACCGGCTCACCATTCCGCCCCATTGGGTTCGAAGTTGCTCGAACCCATTCCGGCGCGAATTCGAAGTGCAATCGCCAGAGAGCCGGTCGAATGTGTTCATCAAGCAGAAAGACATGCTCTGGTTCAAGCAAGTCGACGCATTCGACCCCTACGGTCGCGGCGGCGGAGTCGGAATTGCTCTGTCCGACGAGTTGCGGGCCGACGAGAGTGCGGCTCAACACATCTCTTCTACTCTCCGGAATGGTGCTCTGCCATCCGCTATTCTCTCCGGTACCAAAGAGCATCCGCTAAGCGAGACGGATGTTGCTCGAATGCGCGAATCTTTTGAGTCAAGATTCGGTGGCCCACAGAGATCCGGCCGGAACTTCTATTCCAGCAGTCCATTGCAAGTAAATACGATGGGCCAAAGCTTCAAAGATCTGGACTTGACGAACCTACGCACATTCGAGCGCAACATCATCGTGAATGCGTTCGGGTTCCCACCAGAGATGCTTGGGATCGTAGAGAATTCGAACAGAGCCACCATCATGGGCGCAGAGTTCTTGTTCATGAAGCATGTGGTTCGACCCATATTGATCATGCGGCGTGAGAATCTCAACTTCCAGATGGAGGGCGAATATGAAGATGGCATCACTTTTGAGTTCGAAGACCCGGTTGACGAGGACTGGGCCTTCAAACTTGAGTCAATGGCTGGTCGGCCTGGTGCGTATACTGATGATGAACATCGGAGCGTATCCGGCTTTGCTCCTCTTCCGGATGGACAGGGCGCATTTGTTCAGGCAGATGAAGAAACCGATGCGCCAACCAATGAAGAGGCTTCGGTCGCCAAGTCAATTCACACCAAAGCGCCAGATATTCCGGGCGCACTTGATGCGGTAGATGTGGCCGAATTCGAGCGCATACTTGGCATGTCTCTCCGGGCCGCATTCGCTTACTACGGCCAAGATGCGCTCGATGAACTCAACCTCGAGATTGACTTCGATATGGCCAATCCGCGGGTTGTGGAACTAATTCGAACCATGGCCGCCACTTCTTCAAGTCTTATCGTGGGCACCACAAGAGAAGCCCTACAAAAGACTCTGGCCGAGGGG